ATTGATTTACTACCATCTATATTATCTTCTAATTCTGCTTTTGATTTAATACATTGATAAGTAACATTATTATCTATTGATCTTGATGCTACTCTTTTACCTTTTAAACATTCACTCATAGATTCTTGTATTCTATGTTCTTTAATTTCATTATTTACTATCATTAATAAAGCTACAACTGTTTCAATCATAATACTTTACCTTTGTTTTGTCCTTGTTTAATAACATATTTTTGTGTACCATGTTTGCCAGTTTCTACTTCTTTTTTTAAATTTTTTACAAAGTTCATTTGTTTAGCTTTCTTCTCCATATCACTAATGTACTCAACTATTTTTCTAGTAACTCTTTCCATTTTCTCTAACCTTGTCTTTTAATTCTTCAATATCAGCTAATGCTTTTTCTAATTGTGAGTTAAGAAATTCTATATTAACTTTGTTTGTCATATTCATTTCTTGAGTCTTTTCCATTTTTTCTACAGATTTATATAGGTCTTCCAATAAAAAATGTTGCTCCTGATCCACAGGCACTTGCTCTGATTTTTTGAGCAAATCATTTTCAAATAGTTCTCTTGAGGTTTCTAACGATACTAACCTTGCAGTAAGCTCTGTATATGCAAATACACCAGCAGCCACTAATAAAATTAAACTAGCTACTGTTTTCATCGGCATTTGCACAGCAGCCGATTCTGATATGTTAAGAGGTTTATTTTTCATAATCTACCATTATTAATTTTATACCTAATTTTTTTTGTTCTTTTGTAGGACTTCTACATATTCTGTAAGAACCTTTGGGTTTATCTTTTAAACTTTTACCTCTGTTTGTTTTTCTAAAGGTATTTGTTTTAATATCAATGAGTGTTATTTTACCATCTTTGTCAACGATAACAATATCAAAAGGACAAGCAGGATCTACTGATTTAGCAACAAAAAAACCCTCTTTGGTAAGTTTAGCAATAGTTTCGTATTCGCCAACTGTTCCTTTTATTGATGTTTTTTTTTGTCTGTCAGAGATTATTTTAGTATTGTCATTACCATGTTGACAAGACTTGTTATTCCTAGTGCTGCTACGAACCATATCACCTTGTATATGTTGTTAATCTTTTGGTCAATATGTAGTAGATGATTGTCTTTAATTGTGTCTATCTTGTGGTGGATTAGTCGTAACTCTCCCTCAAGTTTTATAATTTTCTTTTCGTTTTGTAGAGGTAAATTTTCCATTATAGTTCTCTCATATTATCAATAATATAATCTTTATTATCTTTATACATTTTTTGTAAATCTTCATATGCCTCTTGTTCTTCACCAGAACTATCTTTTACTAATCCTCTTAAAAGTTTTTCACCTGCAACATATCTTAAACTTCTTGGTGCAGTTATATCAAATGCTTCAATAGCTAAATCTAAATTTTTTGGATTAGCAAGAAAAGCAGATGCTCTGTTTGTTAAATAAATAGCAGGAATAGAAGCTACAGGACTTGAAAAAACACCAGCACCCATAGCAACACCACCTAAAATACTTTTAGCACCACCTAATGTAACCCTTCTTGCAACAAAAGAACCAACATCAGGTATTTCTAAATTTGAATGATATTTAGATACTTCAATTAAATCTTTTAATTTTTGTGGATTCAAATTAGTTCCTTTAGTTATATTATTTAAAACTTCAGATGAATTTTTACCAACTAAACCAAGTTCTTCTTCAAGAATATTAGGATTAAATAATAAACCTCTAAATTTATCATCTCTTACAGCAGATTTTGTAAAAGCATTATCTATTATTTTTCTTGAAACTTTTGCAAAATTATCTCCTCCAATTAATGTTCTTAAATCTTTTAATGATTGTGGAGAACCTGTTTTTACTACATATTTAAATAATTCATCGGCTTCAATAGAACCTGGTTTATCAAAACCAGACATAAATATATTTTTATCTACTTTTCTAAATCTACCAGCAGTTGATCTATTATAAATTTGTATTCCATTTGCATAAAAAGCATCAGCAGCTTTTAAATCATTTATTAATTTTCCTAAACTTTCTTTAGTTACTTTTGGATCATTTGCAAATCCAGCCAAATTATAATTATCAAAATCTCTTAAAGCACCATCTGTTGCCTTTGACATTTTTGTAAGTTTAAAAACTCCTGCACCATCTTTACCTGTAACTACATCTGAAAAATTACCTAAATCTTGTTTAATTTGTTTTACTTGATTAGGTGTAATAAAATCATCAAGATTAGCTAATTTATTAATATATGATTGGTATTTTTGATTAACATTTGCTGAAATAGGTTGTTTTATTTTTTTACTTTTACCTTTTAATCCTTTTTTTGTAACAACAGTTAAAGGTCTTTTTTTTAAAAAATCATCAACAATTTTTTGTGCTTCTAATTTTATATTTTGTGTAGGAATAAATGGCTTGTTAATTTTACCAGCTTCTTTATAAAAAACATTATATAAATCTGACGCAACATTTTTAAATTCTTTTGAACTATTTTTTGCTGCATTAAACATATCAACACCTAAATCAGATAAATGAGTATTAGGAGCTAAATCATTTAAAACTTGTTCTTTAATAATATTTAATTGACGACCTCTTAAACCACCTGCTTTTTTTATTGGAGAACCAACTAAAGGAAATACACCTACAACTCTTCCATACATTTTTCCTGTACGACCTGCAACATCTATTGGTAAAATATCTACACCAATTCTCTTTCCAGCTTCATATAATTCTTTTACATCTTTACCTACAAGTTCACCTTTTTCTTTTTTTGTAAGTAATCTAGTTATTGCTGGTTTTATTCCTGGTATTGTTGCTCCTACCATTCCAAACATTGTTTCTCTTTTTGCATCTGCAAATGCTTGTTTAGTGGCATCATCTACTGTTCTATTATCACCTTTTATATATGAATCTAAAATATCATAAACTTGTCCAAATCCTGTAGCACCTAAAGTACCACCAGCCAAACCTCCTACTACTGCACCAGGTATTCCAAAAGGAGAACCAGCCATAGCACCTAATCTTGCACCAGATGCAAAACCACCCATACCACCTGCCATTAATGCTGTATCTCTAGTTTTAAAAGCATCCATAGTGCTTTCTACAAATGATTTAGTTTTTTTTTGTTCAGTATTTTCTGATTCAGTAGGTTCTTGTTTTTTTTTTAATTGATCTATTATAGCTTGTTGTTCTTCAACAGTAGGAGTTTCGCCTTGTATATTAATATTACCTAAACCTTCTACAAATATTTCTGACATTAAAATTCCTCTAATTGACCAGTTTTTTCATTAAATCTTAATTTTTTTTTAGGTTTTTCTATTTCTAATAAATTTTGATATGAAGTTGTAAAATTATTCATTTCTTTTTGAACTTGTAAAAGTCTGTTTTTAACTTCTTCAGAACCAGTTAAACCTGTTAAACCAACTATTTCTTTTGCTTGTTGTATTTGTAAATTTGTAATTTTTTGACCTGGATATAATACTTTTGCATAACCTGCTGCCACAGTATTTTCTAAAGCTGAAATGGTTGGTATATCAGGATCAAAAATAAAATCTTTTGTAATACCTTCAGGTAAATATTGTTTTACATCAATACCTATATCTTTTAACAAAGTTCCAATTTTATTTGCACCCCTTCTAACACCACCAATTCCACCTAATAATGTAGGATCATCAACTACTTTATCAATAACAGTTCCCAATTGATTTTCTATATTTGATACAAATTCTAAATCTTTAACTATTTCATCTCTTTTACCTGGAGAAATTACTTGTCCACCTGCTTGAGCTAATGCTTGAGCAGCAGTATCTGTTTTGACAGTTGATGCTATAACATAATCATTAAACTCTTTAGTGCCTGGTTTTAAATTTAATGATATAGCATTTTTAACAGCAGTTGTTCTTACATTTTGTGCATTAATTTTTGCAAGTTCTGATTTAGAAATAAAATCTAATGCTTTGTCAGGATTAATTTCAAATAATGTTTTTAATGTACTACCTTCAGGTAAATCTTTTTTATATTTTTCTACAAATTCTTTTGTTTTTCTTTGTCTGTCCAATTGTCCTAAAACTGCTGAAGTTTGTGCTGTTTGTGTAATAGCAGGTAAAGCAGATGAAAAAGGATCTTTACCTTGTAAACCTGCACCAAATAAACTTGCTCCTAATAAAAGATTGGGATTTATATTTCCTAATAAACCAGCAGATGTTTGATTACCCATTATTCCACCACCAGTACCTATACCTTGTGCAGCTCTATCTAATAACATTTTTCTTAAGTCTATCATTATATTAATCCTCTT